TTACATAATTGTTTGACCCCGCTTTCATCCAGATAATCAAGAGCCTTAGTAAATTCTGCTAAAACTTTTTCATCTTTAACAGTATTATCAATTACATAAGGTGTGATATACCAATCATAGCGATAAAGACTAGCAAAATATCTACAAAGTCTTTCGTATATACCACTTACTTCAAAAAAGTAATTCGAAATACGGCGTAGCATTGGATAGTCTTTACAATGCATTGCTTGTAAAATTGTTGATTCGCTAAAACAAACTTTATCAATTTTCTTTAGCGCACCAACATCAACAATTGCATCTTCAAGAGTCTAAAAACCTACTTTTACTTTTCCATAATCAACTTGATTGCCATAGATGTCTCTTAATTCTGGATTTTGAACGATTGAAAAGCCTTTTTGATGAATTGCTTCTTGACTAATGGCCAATTCAATCCCTCCTTAATATCCAGCTTTTTCCATAATATAATCATAAGTAATTAAGTTCTCATCAGTATATGGGATCTCAATTAATTTATAATCATTTAATGCACAAAATCTGCGTTTATTTTTATCATTGAACTATTGTCGATAAAATCCTTGTTTTCCACCAAATTTAGAAGAAGGTTCATAGTGCTATTTTCCTTGATACTCAATCAAAAAATCTATATTCCCATCATCATCAAAAACACAAAAATCAAATTTAAGTGGTTTGCCATTAGGACTATTTAAACCTTCAAAAGATTGTTCCATCGTAAAATTCAATCCAGCTTCACGCAGAATTTCTTCTATCTTTATTTCGCCTCTTGAAGCTCGCATCTTTGACACCTCTTTTAATTTAAAAATAACATATCACTAAAGCGCTTATTTCTTTTCTTTCGTTTTTTATCTTCTTCTAATTTTATATAATATAAACCATACTCAAAAGCAGAAAATTTATCCTTCTTAATTCCTGTATTAGCTCGCTTCAAAATAATATTTACACCTTCGTTTTCTTCACGAAGATTCATCATTTCTTCTTTTAATATGGAAGTTAAAGTAAATGGTTTAAGATATTCTGCCCTTTCTTCAGGTTTCATATCTTGGCCTCGCTTAGTCCCCATTAATTTTATTTTAGCAACACGCTCATCAATTAACATCTTTACATGTCCTGACGCCATTTGAGATTGAGCATTAGCATGCGCTTCAGTATTAATTGGTGCATTTGCTTTAATAATCCACATTGCATTTTCTTCGCAGTTATCAGTACGATATCTCTTATATTCACCATCATCATCATTTTCAACACCGAAGTCTGGCAATATTTCATTTGTATCTGGATCAGTCTGCCCTTTAACCATATAGTCAACTAAACCAATACCAAGACCATTACCGTCGATAACTACTCGCTTAGCTTTATATTTATAAAATAATTTCTTGATCCAAATAGCTTGATCTTCAAAGTGTGTATTACTTCTTGTATCTATATTAACTAAAGAAATAAATGCTATTCCATTAACTTGCGGAGATACTTTAAAAATACAAGCAACTGAATCGCAACCTTTTCTACCAACATCGACTGCGACTATATAATAAGCATTTTTAGTACTGCGACCAGAGTATTCATATTCTGGTTGCTTTAAAATACGATTATGATCAAACTGCTCTGCATTAAAGAAAGCATCTTCAATTGTACCAGACCAACGACTTTCATATTCTCGATCAAAAGATGATTCATTAAATGTACCATCCATTTTAAGGTCTCGAATAAAAGTTTTATCCAAGAGGCCCATAAGAACAGGAATGCGCCAAGTACCACCCATAACCATGGCACGATCGGGTTTAATGATTTCCCAAACCAAGAGCTGAATTAGTTTATCATACGCAAATGTATTCTTCCAACCTGCGGTAGTAACATAAATCTGGCTCTTATTTAAGACTTCATTATCATCTTTATCGCCCCAAGCTCCTCTGCGTGAAACATTCATGGTAGGTATAATAACTTCATTTAAAATAATTCCATCAATACTAATACACTCTTCCATCAATCCGCCATGACGACGCTAACCTCTGGAAGTTTCACGCGCAGCAATATTATCAAGCACTGAACCATTTTTAAACATATACCGCACATAATCTTTACCTTCCATTGTTTTACCACGGCGCCAATCAATTTCTTGATAAAGAGATGGAATTAAATGACATAATTCTTGTACTTTAGATTTTAAGATACTAGAAGCCTGCTCTTTACCACCAGAAGTAACAAATAATTTTGCTCCTGGATACAGAATACAGCGCAATACTAATATTAATGCCGCAAGGAAAGATTTAGAATAAGCACGCGGAAATACTGCATATACATATTTATAGCGCATTGCCGCACGCAAAAAAACTCGTTGATAATAAAATAAGTGAAAATTTTCTGGATTATTTTTACTTACTAAAAAATCAACAAATAGATCTGGATATTCTCGCCAAAATGCAATGTATTGTCTAGCTACAGGTATGCATGCGCGCACACGCTCTTCTGATAAACCAATCTTATCAACATTAGATTTAAGATTTAACAAATCTTGGAGAGCCATTAATCATCATCCTCTCCAAGCAATTCCTTCATAGTCTATTCATCTTCTGCCTATTGGTCTTCAATAAATTGATAATGTGCTAAGAAATCACCATCGGTAAGAACTTCTTCTTCAACTTTATCAAGATTAAGTTCTTCCATGTCAGTAGTATCTTCATCTTCTTCTTTTGCTTCTTCACGAGCCATTGTCCTTGCCGCATTTTCAATCAAATTACCAAGGTTCATTTCTTCAGTAACCAAACGATGAGTATAATTGCGCAAATCAGCAAGTGTTTCATCAGGTTTATCTTTTGGCTCATCAACATAATATCGAGGAATAAATCCTTCACGCTCGCACAAAAGAATAAATTCATCAATAGCAGAAACAAATTCACCAGATTCTGCTTTATTCTGCGCCGCAGTAAATTTAGCATCTTTCATCAAGCTGCTATATACTCGCGCCAATTTCTAAAAACCTTCAATATCACCAATATCAATACATTGATGCATTTTTAAAGAAGTCTTGCAAATAAGTTTTAAATAATCTTCATGAGATGGAGTCACAATATCAAAAGATGTCATCATCTCTTGATAATATTTTTCCAGCTAAACCCATTCATATGGTCTATATGCTTTTCCCCATTTAATTGTTAAATATTTTTTATCTTCATCAGTTAAATCATCTTCAAAAAATTCTGGCTCATTTAAATCAATTGGCGCAGCTTCTGTCTGTTCTTTTTTAAATTCTTCAGGTTTATCTGGCATAGTGCCAGTTGTAACAGCTGCATCAATTTCTTCACCACTATAGCCTTGTCGAGCCATAATTTCTGCTTTCTTACGATCTAGCTCTTCGCGAATACGCTCGCTATCTTCCCATTTATACATATTGAATTGTTTCATACGCATTTTAGAAAGATATCGACCTAAAATAGTCATACCTGTAGTTTTTTTAGGATCTTTAGCATAACGATCTAATAAAGTTGTCCATTCTTCTTCAATGTAAGGAACATCAATTTCTTCAAGGATCCATGTATAAGTTTTAGGATCCCAGTTATCTACATGCCGAGTTACGCATTTTTTACATTCCTATAAATAACCATCAGGATATTTATCTAATCTTTTAGTTTGATAGAACTAATTTTCATCCATAGTTCTATTACAAGTTTTACAATATAAAGTTTTTCCATCCGCCATAATTAGCTATCTCCTTTTTTGCTTTTACTATTGCGGCATGATTTACAAATACTATAAAATCCATCCTTAGATGTATTATTTACAGAAAAGAATCTTGAATGCGCTAATTTAATTTGCCCACAGCGCGAACAACGCTTCCATTTACCTTTTTCTTGGAATGTAAAATACCACAATAGCCATTCATCTTGAGCCTTTTGCGCAATTAATTTAGGAATTTTATTACGCCATAAACTACTTATATATTCAACTGAGTGAGTAAATTGAAACTCCTATTGTAGCATTGCCTAAATTTCAACATTTTGTAATCTATCTATTTTGTATTCGACAATTCGTTGATAAATCGGATAATTGCATAAGGCTCGCTGGACAAGAGGCTCAAAATCTTGCATCATGTACCAAGTATCACCTTCAAAACAACCTTCAGATCTAGACTTTAATACCTAATAACTTTGTAATATTTCACTTACGACCTAATAATCGCAAAAAGAAATACCCCAATATTTTATTACAGGATTATCTTTGCTATCATATTCTATCCATTCTTTAAATAATAATGGAGGGAATACTTTCATACCTCTAGATATCTTTGTAAAAATTATTGGAGTTTTATATGCATTTTTGATAATGTATTGGTCTTTCCGCATTTCAATCAGTGTGCGCTTAACTATAAACGCTTCACGTCCGGAAACAGTCTTCTAAATTTTTTCCCAGCGCTCAATGCCTTCGCGCAATTGGCGCAACTACGGTATTTCTTCTAAATCTTGTTTTGTAATAGTCACTTTAGGTTGATAAATAGTATTTTTTCCATTATCTGTAATTAAATTATAAATTCCATCTTCACCGTTCTCTAGTTGACTGACCAGACCCTCATAAGAAAGTTCTCGCTTATTAATAGTAGTCATACGATTTTCAGTAAGAATTTTCTTCTCCTTTTTCTCTTGTTTCTCCATACAAAGAACCAAGTAGTCGCCGAGGATTTCGAGATACTGCTCGCTTGGGTCGGGAGTTTCTGCTAAAATCTAATTTACTAACTTTAGTCGTTCTTCGGGAGATTCAATAGTATAATCGAGCTTAATTATACCAATCAACTCCTTTGAAATAATAGGGCTGTCGCCATTTACTACACTCATTATACTAAAAAATTTTGTGTTAGTCAACAACAAATTCTGCCCAAAAGTTGAAAAGTTAAAAAAATTATTATATAATAATTATAGAAAAAGAGGTGAGAAGTTATGTATGAGGTCGTTACACATACTTGTCCTACCTGCGGTTTTTAGTGGGCACAAAGAGAAGATACAAATGATGAATGGTTTAAATTAACTACGCATAGTGAATTATGTGGCGCATGTTTAAAAGTATTTTATGAAAGGTTGAAAAAAGAAAGTGAAATTTTACTTAGCGGGTCCGGTGATAACGAATGATACAACAATTAAAAAGCAGATGAATGATTTAGAAGAAACCATTCGCCGCATGGAACTACCAGTTCTTCACCCGGGTGAGTGTGATCAACGAGATGATTATCCTGAAGTTTATAGACCCGGCAAGCATCAAGTACCAAATGCATGGGGAATTGATATGGCCACTTGGGGCCAGTGTGTATTTACTATGGATGTTGTTGCTATTGATGAATGCGACTGGATGGTGCTTGCGGATTATGGACGGCAAGCCACAGCTGGAACTAGCTGGGAAGCAGGATACGCTTTTGCTAAAGGGGTAAAAATTCTGGTTGTGCAAATGCCAGGCGTAGAAGAGAGCAGCCTGATGACGCAGGGCTGCGCCGCAAATATTTGTAAATATGAAGATTTTGTGAGCGGTGTAGATTATGATGGTAAAGATTGGAAAATTGATTATGCAATTTGGGGTACTAAATTTGAAAAATTTTTTTATGAACGAGGACGAAAAGCGCAAGGAGTTGTATTAAATTGAATCAAATAATGAGTGATTGCGTATGTTATAAAGAACTCACAGAATTAAATGATATGACTTCAGAGTTTAGCGATATACATTTATATATGATGAATATGCGGCACGATGATCAAGCTTATTTACAAGCAAGAAGTGGTATGGCAATAGACACAGTGCCGATTAATTATTGTCCTATGTGTGGGAGGTATTTAGGTGAAAGAGTTTAACTGTGGATACTGTATACAGCATCTAATTGGTCATTGCGACTATAGTCCAGGCAGCGCCGCATGCATATATTCGCGCAAAGACTGGCGCAATGAACCAAAAGAAAAAGTGGATAATTATGTTGATGCTCTTGAGAAATGGGAGATCAGTCAACTTAATCTAAAATATAGTAGAATTCGTTATCAAATTAAAGAAGAAAGAGAAAAAAAGGAGAGTATGTAATGTTTCTTATTATTGTGTTGCTATTGGCATTGATTTTTGTGCAGCCACTGATTGTGGTGCACGCATGGAGCCTTATTGCTGTTGGAATGTTTGGTGCGCCGGCACTTTCGTACTGGGCCGCCTTCTGGGGCATGCTTGCGCTTGAACTAATTTTTAAAGATAGTGGAGCGAGAAAAAATGACAAGTAAAAACCTGGAATTAGCTGCTCCAGCTCTAACTGCATGGGTGTGTTTTGCTTGCTTATTCTTTCCTTGGCTATTGATACCTGCGGCAGGGCTATTTGGTTATAAGTGGATAAAGAAGTGGCGGTATCATTTTTTGCAACCTGTGGACAAGAAGCTGGTATTTAATTGGGAATGGCTTGAGTGGTATGGTTTGATGTTTATTGGCTATAGTGCTGACCGCACTATTAGATGGTGGTATACTGGATATAATGGGACTCTTATTCCGCAATCAGTTCGCACAGGAAAGTTCTATTGGAATGCTTCAGAGCAAATTGACGATCCAGAGCTAGTTCGGCATTTAAAGGGTTTCTATGAAATGGGCTTAGATTGGCTGAGTCTCTGTAAGACTCAATCTATGAAGAAAAAGAATAAGAACAAGAGCAAAAAGAAAGTTGTTGAAGAGATTGCGGCAGTGCCTGAAGAAAATGCGGCAAGCCCTATAGAAACAGCGGCTGCGGCAGTATCTAAAGCAACTGCGGCAATGGCTCAATGGGCTGAGAGTAGTGAATTGGAGCAGTTGAAGGCTACTGTTGACGATTTGAAAAAAGAAATTGAGGGTCGTTGTCCAACGATTAAGTTTGATGTTGATACTTGAGATTTGGTGTTTGTTAATGCTGGCGGGCATGTTTGCTGTTGCGGCAGATTATGTTTGGGGCAGATTATTTGTGCGCGAAGGGCATTTTTATCATAAAGGCTGGCGCAAAATGTTGTGCATTGGAAAGACACGAGATAAATATTATTTTTATGATGGTCGTGCAACTATTTGGGAATATCATAAAATTCATGCTAGCTGGTATTGTTATGATGATGTTCGTAATAATGTTTTACTTTTGCATTTATATGGAATGTGGAGGTATAGAAAAGATTGGGTATATGCTTGGACGAGAGCTAGAATTTATATAAATGATTTGTCTCCGGTAAATATTGTTAAATGGAATTTTACATAGAAGGATTGCTTTACTAGTGAAGTACAAGAAGCTTATACTGCATTACGGCCTTATTTCTATATGAATATTTCGTCATCCGAAACGAAAAAATGATTTAGAAAGTTTATGGTCCAGGCGAATCGAAATAATCAAATCACATTTTTGTTTGCCCGAAATAGGGGCCCGGTCTAGGGCCTTTTTATTTACATCTGAGGAAAAATATACAGGGTAGTCTGGGGTCTCGCTAAATGACAACGGGGCGTGCATGATCAGCACGCCCCGAGTTTGCATGAAAGAAGGGGCTACGCTTTCTTAATCGTTGAATGTGTCACATTCGTTGAATAAGCTATTTGCCCGATACACCACATCCATCCACTAAGGGGGGCCAACACTTTAGCGTGCTAAAGCGCTAAAGTGCCCTGCGCTATTTGGTCAATGTGTCACATCTGCTAAGTAAGCACGCGCTTTAGTGCGCTAAAGTGCTAAAGTTGTCGGATCTGGTCATACCAGATTGTACATGCTTACGCGCATACCAGATTGTACATGTCCTGCCAAGTGGGCGTTTACTTTAGTACGCTAAAGTGTCATAGTGGGATCCGCATGTAACCATTTGATGTAACAAAAAATTTTTTAAAAAATTTTAAAAAAAGTGTTGACATTAATGGGGAAGTGTGCTATACTAACAATGTCAGGAGGGGAAGCCCACTGAACAGAGATTGAGGAGGACAAGAAAATGACGGACAATGAGAAGAAGATCGAGCTGCTGAAGGAAATGGTCGAGACTGGATATCACATGATGAACCGCACCTATGAGAGCTTCTGTGAAGACTTCGACCTCGAGACGATCAAGCGGTTTCACCAGTGCTGGATGACTCGCAACTACCCGATTTAATCGGGTAGTTTGCGAGAAAAAAAATAAAAAAAGTTTAAAAAAAGTGTTGACAAACACAGTGACTTGCTGTATAATTAAGCCATCAAATGAGGGAGGTACTAAGTAATGGATCGGCTGAATGTGAATTGCTGGATGATGTGGGATCTGGCCAACTGTGAGGATTATGTAGTTGTATACGCTGAATCTGCTGATAGATGGTGGATCATGACCAGTCGTGAGACTTACTTTGATGCTATAGTGGCTCTTGCTGAATACGCTGTAGAAGGTGGCGATGGTGAATACATGATCATTGATCACGATGGACAAAAAATTTTTTAAAAAAGTTTAAAAAAAGTGTTGACAAACAAGAGCAAGTGTGATAGAATATAATCGTTCCAAGGGAACAGAAAAGATTGAGGAGGAAGCAAAGATGCGGTACGAACTGATCGGGGTCACTGAGGGCGGTTGGAGCAAGGAACTGATCAAGACCTTCCCGGCCAAGGAGATGGCGATGCGGTACGCCAAGGAGCATGGTATGATCGGAGCTGCGGATCGGACCTATGGTGAAGAGGGGTACGACCTACACGATGTACTGACCGACACCACTGAGACCCTGTAAGGGTCTTTTTCTTTTGGCTGGCCGGCGGCGATCACGCCGGCCAGATTTGATGAAAGCTCAGGGGCTGCAGGTTTTTCGCTGCGCATGTACAATCTGGTCATACCAGATAATACATCCCGATTGTCACGCATCTGGTCAGTAAGGCCGCACTTTAGTACACTAAAGCGCTAAAGTTGTCTGATCTGGTAAGCACACTATAGTTACATGGATCAGCTACTATAGTTACTATAGATGTAACTAAAAAATAACTAAAAAAAATTTAAAAAAAAGGGTTGACATCGGTGGCCACCTGTGGTATACTTTAATCACGGTAAGGGAAGGAACCGAACCGACTGAGAGATTGAGGAGGACATCGCAATGACCATCAACATGAACGGATACACCATCAACAACGTTCCCGCCTACGCCATGGGACATAGCTACATCGTAGCTCGCCTGTGTGATGATGCCCTGTGGTTCTACGGAGCATGGGACAACATGGACAAGGCCGTTGAGGTTGCGGAGGCTATCGGTGGCGCTGTGATCCCGATGGATTGCTAAAAAAAGTTTTCACAGAGGGTTGACAACCTCAACCCTCTGTGATATAATAAGACCATCAAGAGAGGGAGGAACGAACGATGAAGAACCTGAATGTGAACGAATGGATGGAAATGGACCTGATCATGGCTGATCATGACTACATCGTAGTATACGCCGAAAATGAGGATGAGTGGTGGATCTTGACCAGCCGGGCTAACTACTTTGACGCCATGGTAGCCCTCACCGAATGGGCGGAGGATGAAGACAATGGCGATGACAATGGCGACGGTGAATACCTGATTGTCAATCGCATGGGCGAAATCATCCGCGGTTGAAAAAAAATTTCACAAAGGGGTTGACAATCTCACCCCTTTGTGATATACTTACATCATCAAAGAGAGGGAGGGAAACCTAATGACTGACCTGATTTGCGGAATGCCCTATGAAGACCTGATTGAGACGCTCGATGAGTGCGGACTTGACTACGAGTGGGCGATGGATCACCTAATGGTGCAGGGCACGGACGGGAAATGGGTAGAGGTCCGGTTCGTCGAAGGTGCGGTTGACAGCTGGGAGGACCTGTAATGGTCCTCTTTTTTTGGGCTGCCCGGCGGCGATCGCGCCGGGCAGTTTTGGCGCTATAGCAAGAGATCAGAAAAAAAATTTTTAAAAATAGGGCGAAAAAGGGGTTGACTTTTATACCCGTATGTGGTATATTATAGTCACAGAAAGGAAGGTGATCCCGATGAGGATTTGGTTCGACATGGATGGCACGCTCGCTGACCTGTATGCGGTCGATGGGTGGCTTGCCTGCTTGCGGAATGAGGACATTATGCCTTATGCGCAGGCGAAAGTGATGCACAATATGGCTTACCTCGCTCGACTCTTGAATGCTGTACAGCGCAAGGGCAATGAGATCGGGATCATCTCTTGGACGTCCAAGGGCGGATCTACTGGGTATAATGCCCGGGTCATGGCGGCAAAGTACAAGTGGCTTGCGGATCATCTGCCCTCTGTTGATTGGGACTATGTGCGGATTGTACCTTACGGTACTAACAAGTATGAGACTTGCGGCGGTGGAATCCTCTTTGATGATGAACAGGGCAACCGCACCGCATGGAAAGATGAATCTTATGAACCGACCGAAATCATCAAGATTTTAAAAAAAGTGCTTGACAATTAAGCACAGACCTGTTATAATAAGACCATCAAGAGAGAGGAGCTGATTCTAATGTTCAATACTGAAACTGTTATCATCCGCACTACCTGCCCCTGCTGTGGTACTCTGGTCCATGTCCACGCTTTGGAATCTCAGTACAATGCTTGGCTGGACGGTGCTCTGGTGCAGGATGCCTTCCCGGATATGAGTATCACCGACCGGGAAAGTTTGATTTCTGGATTATGTTCTAAATGTCAAGCCATTTTCTTCAATGAAGAAATGGAAAATGAGGAGGAGGAGTGATCCTCCTCTTTTTTCTGGGCTGCGCGCCGGCGGTCGCGGCGCGCAGAATTTACGCTCTACGCAGGCCTACAGAAAAAATAATTTGAAAAAAGTCAAAAAAAACTGTTGACATCCAATCCCATAAGTGATATACTGTCAGTGTCGGGAGGGCAAAGCGGCGATGAAAAGACGCATGAGCTTGAGCCGTGCGACCCTCGAGAGTCAGTAAGACCCTCCCGATACAATAGTATAAAGGAGCGTAATCAAATGAAAACTAGGAACACAGTCATCTCAATCATCGTTGCATTTGGTCTGGTAGTAATTGCTCTGTTTAGTGGTTATCATCTTGGGATCCACAAGGCCACAACTGCTGATGGTTGGTTAGAAAATGATGAATTTCTGCTTGAAGTGGATGGACAGATTTACGCTTGGGAGGTTGGACCATGAGAAAGTTTCTTAACATCACAGAAAAATTCCGGTTTGAAGAAAATGACTTGCGCGCACTGATTCAAATAGTCAATGTGGCGCTGATCATGATGTTCGGTTTATCTATCTCTTGGTTTGGTCTTTCGGTTGCGGTAATTGGTTTAATCAAAGATGTGCGCAATCCAAACCGCCATTTAAACGATTTTCTCATGCATGGAGCAACGGCAATTCTCAACATTTATTTTCTAATTTTACTTTACAACAGTTGACAAGAATATAAGAATTTGATATAATAATTTTAGAAAGAGCAAGGAGGGTTTGAGATGAATACTTTTGAACAGATTGCCAATGATTTTCAGGAAGTAACCAGCGTCTTAGAAGCTTTTGCGCAGACTTTTGATGAAGAATATCTGGTACAGTTTGGGTCTGATTTTCAAGCGGATAACATGGAAGAAACCATTTATTACACAATAGCAATCGTTGATGAAGGCGCTAAATCCTTCCGGGCGAATTTTGAAAAACGGTTTCCGGTCGCTAAAGACTTTGATATTTTTACGCTGTCTTTTCTGCATGAGCTCGGGCATTTGGAAACCGAATGGGACATGGTGGATGATATTAAACAGAGAAACGAAATTCGTGGTTTAAAAGATTCTGAGAGATATTATAATCTTCATAATGAAAAAATTGCTACGGATTGGGCAGGTGAATATTTGACAGACCATTACACCACAGCAAAAGCACTTGAAAATAAGTGTTTGAAAATCATAAAACAAGTTTGGGAAAAATATCCTGATGAATAAGCAAAACCGGCTGAGGATCGAAAACCTCGGCCGGTCGCTGTGGGCCGCAGCGACCGGATTTGATATTCGCACTGGCCCCACAGAAAAAAAGATTTGAAAATTTATAAAAAAACTGTTGACATCGGATCCCATAAGTGCTATAATACAATTGTTCCAAGAGAGAACAGAAAGGAAGTAATCATCATGGAAAAGACTAACAAGACCACCGTTAAGACTATTGGTTTCTCCGGCCTCCTGACCATTGCTTTCATTGTCCTTAAGCTCTGCGGTGTAATCGCTTGGAGCTGGCTGTGGGTTCTGGCTCCCCTGTGGATTGCGTTCCTGCTCAAGCTGGTTGTAGTTCTGATCATTATGGTGGTCGCCCTGATTGCCGATCATTATTGAGGAGGTGAGAAAATGAGTAAGTTCATTGGTCGAGTTGTTGGCGGTTTGCTGACTGAAAAAGCTCTTGCGCTCTGGTGTTTCGCAGGAAGCCCGATCGCGGCTCTGATTTGGGCGATGGCCCTGGCTCTGGCGTAAGCCAGGGCTTTTCGTTTGGCCGCGCGCCATCGGCCATGGCGCGCGGTATTTGGGCTCAGGATCAGGCATAGGAAAAAAATATTTGAAAAAAGTTGCGAAAAGGGGTTGACATTCGATCCCGAATCTGCTATACTATCAGTGTCAGGTGAGGGACAGGCCACGGCGGAGCGCCGAAGCCCACGAGAGCGATGTAAGCCCTGAACCGCTTGAAGCCTGATGCCGCGCGGTCGCCACGGTGCGCGGGATATAAATGTGGACCAAACCCCTGTGGGTACGCGAGTAGGGGACTAGCCGTGGTGAAAAACCCCACAAAATTTTCTGAAACCCCTTGACACTCCATGCGATCTGTGCTATACTTAAACCATCAAAGAGAGGAGCTGACTACGATGACTAATGAAATTCTCAAGGCAATGCGGGGCAAGAAGGAACACAAGGAACACAAGGTGCTCAAGTGGTGGCACAAAAATGATTACAAAGTTCTCCGCGTGATTCTATTCCCGATCTGGATTGGAAGTATTCTGATTGAAAAGGGCCGCGTATGGCTTAACAATCGGCAGGAATGGAGTGAAGAACGCGCCACCGAAATTCTCAACTACTACATTCCGCGCACGTCTAAATGGAATGAAAAGACAAAGTGTCTTTACTTCTTCGACAATGGTCTAGGTTGGAATTATTGCCTTGCAAAACGGTATCTTAAAAGGAAAGACCGCCGTTTTTGGAAAGTGCATTGCACTTGGTGGGGTGGGAAAATGCGTACCCTGTTAATGGAAAAATTCGAGCTTGAAGGATTTACAAAAGAGCTCGGCAACTGCTCCGAAGGTTGGACAGAAATTTCTTTTGTACTTAATGAAAATAGGGGTTGACATCAACCCCTAAAAATGATATACTATCAGTGTTAGGAGGGACGCATAATGAAGATGGCTCCAGGCGTAAGCCTGGAGTTATTTTATGAGCTGCTCGCGGGCGGTCGCGCGCGAGCAGATTTTCGATTATAACACATGTTTCAGCTTTTGTTGATGGAAAATCTGATAAAAAAAATTTTTTCTAAATAACCCGAAAGTCACTTGACAGCTTTTTGAAAATTTGATATAATTATTAATGTCAAGAGGAGGTAATGACCATGAAACGCAGTATTAGCAAACGTATTAGCAAGCTTTCCGCTTGGGATCTCGATGCAGGATGCAGGAACATTGTAAATCAGGCAAGCCCAGCCAATAGACGATTGAAGAAAAAAATTCGTCGGCAGGACAGAAAAAGGCTTGACAAATACTTGGATTGATGTTATAATCTAACCATAGAAAGGAGGTCATGAAAATGACTAAGGAAATCTGGTTCGACATGGATGGCACAATCGCCGATCTGTACGCGGTTGAAGGTTGGCTGGACTATCTCAAGAGTGAGGATGTATACCCTTACGCGCACGCGGAAACCATGCTCAACTTCTCGCTCTTGGCCCGGTTACTGAATCGCCTGCAGGAGCAGGGGTGGAAAATCGGAATCATTTCTTGGACTTCCAAAAATGGTTCGGAACCGTACAATCTGGCGGTTGAGATGGCCAAACGAGCATGGCTTGCGCGCCACCTGCCGAGCGTTGAATGGGATGAGATCAAGGTTGTGCGTTATGGTACCAATAAGTACAATACCTGCGGTGGTGGGATCCTGTTCGATGATGAAGCAAAGAATCGGGAAGCTTGGCAGGATGAAGCACATGAACCGAATGAAATCATGGAAATTTTGAAAAAGTTGGCGAAAGGGGCTTGACAAGCCCCGCCAACTTGTGTATAATAGAGCCATAGAAAGGAGCGATGGAAAATGATCGCAATTGTGAGGTATTATGATCTTACTGATGACCAGCTGAACGAATTTATTGAAGACTTTTGCGAAGATCGGGATTATGTAGACTATCAGGAAGTAGAAGAAGCATTGACCGAATTTTGTGTAGGTGTTTGTGAAGACTCTTGTGAGATCACCAGTGATGATGAGGTTGGCGAAATCTACGACAGGATTAAAAAGAAAATTGAAGGGGATGCCAAGCGCCAGCTGAAACGCAGAATCACCGAACTTGAAAAGGAAATTGCCAAGAGCAGAAAGGAATTGAAAACCGCACAGGAAGAGCTTTGGAAGATGGGCGAGTAATCGCCCTTTTTCTTTTGAGCCGCGCGTTGTCGGCCACAGCGCGCGGAATTTGCGTTTATAGTGGGGATCCGAAAAAAATCTTTTGAAAAAAGTTGAAAAAAAGTGTTGACATTATCTCCCGGATGTGGTATTATACTGGTGTCGGGAGGGGAAAGGGCAACCGACCGACACCGAGGTAAGGACAGCCCGACAAGAGGAAACTTCAAAAAAAAGTTTGAAAAACCTCTTGACAGGATGCTGAATCGGTGATATAATAAGCCCGTAAGAAAGGGAAGGAAAACCCTCCAAACCGGAAAGGAATTGATACCATGGAAAAGATCACCTACATCACCGCTCTGAACTACGCGCTGGACAACCTGACCAATGCCCCTGACGAGATCAAGGAAAAGCTGACCGCCCTGCGTGATCAGACCGCCAAGCGGAACAGCGCCGACCGGAAGCCGACCAAGGCTCAGACTCAGAATCTGGAGCTGTCGGAAGTGGTCGCGGAAGTCCTGGCCGCTAGCCCTGACCCGCTGACCATCACCGAGATCATGCAGAGGGACGACCGCCTGGCCGGGCTGAGCAATCAGAAGGTCACGGCTGTTGTCCGGAGCATGGGCGCTCGGATTGAGAAGGTCGCTGACAAGCGTGTCAACCGCTTCAAGCTCGCGTGAGCTTGGAGCATGACCCCCGGGGCCAAGTGCCCCGGGCTTTTCTTTTGGGCGGCGCGTCTGCGAGCCAGACGCGCCG